CCGTCGACTCAACACTCGATCTCGAAGATGCGAATCGAGTTGAGGTGGCGATGCGGAAGATCATGCCGTTTGACCGAAAAGTGTTGCAGATGCACTTCGTGTGGCGAGCGCCGCCGGCCGTGATCTGTCGGCGGCTCGGCCTGAAGGTGCGGCCGACCACGATCTTCGATCTCGCGCTTGCGCACGCGAAACGAGCGGTCGAGGAAAAGCTCGTAGCGCCGCCGCCGCAATACGTCTCCATGCAGACCGTGATCGATAAGTTGAAAGAGGGTGTTGCGGAAACGAAATAGCTGATCTAAACTTCGATCCACAATTTGATCCGGTTAATACCGAGCGACGCGGCCTGTTCCGGGTCGTCGCTCGTCCGGAAGAATCACAAAGCCTCGATTGCGAAAGCGTCGGGGCTTTTTGCATTGGAGCGTCGAATGACGAAGAAAGCGCCGACGCCTTGCCGCCACGTTGGCTGTCGAGCATTGGTTGATGTGCCGGGCTATTGCGAGCGGCATCAGTCGGAAGCGACTGGTTGGAGCTCGTCACGATGGAGCGGCAGTCGTCACGAACGCGGCTACGGATCGCGATGGGTCAAGCTTCGCGAGCGCATCATGAAGCGGGACAACGGCCTCTGCCAACAGTGCCTACGGGAGCGCAAGGTGACGCGAGCAGAACACGTCGATCACATCGTCTCGAAGGCGAGCGGTGGAACGGACGCCGATTCGAACCTTGAGGCGCTCTGCGGGCCGTGCCACCGAGCCAAGACGGCGAGGGAGCGGCGGCGGCCCGCAGCAGCGCCGACCCCGGGGGCGGGTCGGTTTTCTGGCGGGGACCCCGGCCGGGACTGATCGCCTAATCGTTTTTTTACGTGCGCAAGTTTTGGAGGGGGGGGGTATCAAAGCCCCTTTGACAGAGCATGGGACAAAGAGGACCGCAAGCTCAGCCGAATGTGCTGAAGCTGATGCGGGGCAATCCGGGCAAGCGCCCGTTGAACCTCGCCGATGGCGTGCACCCGGAGGTCGCGGTGCCCGACATGCCGCCGCACCTCAATCGCGAGGCGCGCAAGGAATGGAAGCGAATCACGGTCGAGCTCGAGAAGCTCGGCCTAATTTCGCGACTGGATCGAGCGGCGCTGACTTTGTACTGCCAAGCATGGGGTCGGCTCGTCGAGCTGGAGACCGCGTTCGAGCGTCGAAAGGAAGTGCTGGACCTGTCGGGGCTCGGCGCGACGGCGGCCTACGTTGACACTGCACCGAGCGGCTATCGGTCGAACGCCGTCGAGATCAACATGATCAACACCCTGCAGGAGCAGGTGCACAAGTTCCTGCAGAGCTTCGGTCTGTCGCCGGCAAGTCGCTCGCGTGTCACGCCGTCGAACAATCAAATGCAGCTGCCCGGCATGGAAGAACCGGCAGGGTGGGGGAAATTCGCTAAATGACATTCGTTGATACGGCTAACCAGTACATCGACGATGTCCTGGCCGGCCGTATCGTCGCGTGCAAGTGGGTGAAGCTGGCATGCGAACGGCAGCGCCGGGATCTCGCACGCGCCGAAATGGGCGACCCAGAGTTTCCATACCGCTTCGACAATGACGCGGCGACGCGCATCTGCGAATTCATCGAGCTTCTGCCGCACACAAAGGGGCGATGGGCGCGCACGCGCCAGAGCATCAAGCTCGAACCGTGGCAGGCGTTCATTCTGACCACGGTGTTCGGCTGGCTGCACGTCGACAGCGGTTTGCGGCGGTTTCGACGAGCGTACGAAGAGGTCGCGCGCAAGAATGCAAAGTCGACGAAGAGCTCCGGCATCGCGCTGTATCTGTTTGCGGCTGACGGCGAACCGGGCGCGGAGGTCTACAGCGCGGCGACGACGCGCGATCAGGCAAAGATCGTGTTCGATGACGCGCGTGCGATGGCGCTGCGCGAGCCGGATATGTGTGCAGCGCTTGGTGTCGAGATCCTTCAACACCAGTTGCTGACGGACGACGGCAGCAAGTTTCTTCCGTTGTCCGCCGAGGGCAGCACGCTCGATGGCTTGAACGTGCACGGCGGAGTGATCGACGAATTGCACGCGCACAAGACGCGTGCGGTGTTTGACGTGATCGACTCGGGCACGGGCGCGCGTGATCAGTCGCTGTTGTGGCTGATCACGACGGCTGGCTCCGACCTGACGGGCATTTGTTACGAGCAACGTACGCACGTGACGAAGATTCTCGAAGGTGTGTTCGTCGACGAGACGTTCTTCGGGATCATCTTCACGCTCGACGACGGAGACGACTGGTCCGATCCGTCCGTGTGGATCAAGGCGAATCCGAACCTTGGCGTGTCCGTGTTCGTGGACGACATGGAGATGGCGTGCCGCAAGGCGCAGTCGATGCCGAGCGCGGTGAACAACTTTCTCACGAAGCGCCTGAATGTCTGGGTGAACGCGGATTCGGCCTGGATGGACATGCGCGCGTGGGAGCGCTGCGCCGATCGAGACATGCGGCTCGACGATTTCGACGGCGAGCGTTGCTGGATCGGCATGGACCTCGCGGAAAAGACCGACTTCGCCGCGCTGGTGCTGGTGTTTGAGCGGGCCGGTACGTTCTACGTATTCCCGCGGTTCTATTTGAACGAGTACGCGGTCGAGAATGGTTCGAACTCGCAGTACAGCGGGTGGGAGCGCGCCGGTCACATCATCGTCAACGAAGGGAACGCGACGGACTTCGATCTCATCGCGGACGACATTCGCCGATTCTGCGGCATGTTCGACGTGCAAGAGATCCCCTTCGATCCGGCGATGTCGCGATATTTCGCGACGCAGTTGGTTAAGGAAGGGTTGCCGCTTGTCGAAATTCGTCAGGCGCCGATCTTTTTTACGCAGCCGATCATTCAAACCGAGAACCTCGTGCTCGAGGGCAAGCTCAGGTTTGACGGCAACCCGGCGATGACTTGGATGGTCAGCAACGTGGTCGTGACGACGTCGCGATACAACGGGCTCAAACATCCGACCAAGGAGCGACCGGAAAACAAGATCGACGGGCCGGTTGCGATGTTTCTGGCGCTCGGTCGGGCAATGATGGGCGATGAGAGCGACGATGACGTGGCGGACGGACTGTAGGCGATGAGTATTCGACAACGATTTTCAGCCGCGATGCAGGCATTCGGCCGGCCGGAGCTGTCGGCACAGGCGGTGACGAATCCGCCGAGCGGCACGGCCAGCCCGGAGGGTTGGTTTCTGCGGGCGCTCGGTGGTGGGCGAAGCGTCTCGGGACAGGTTGTGACGCCCGACAGCGCATTGCGCGTGATGGCCGTCTATGCGGCGACGCGGATTCTTGCGGAATCGATGGCGAGCTTACCGATCTCGGTCTATCAGGCCGATGGCACGAAGCGCCGTCGCGTGAAGCAACACGCTCTCAGCACGTTGCTTCACGACTCGCCGAACCCGAACAATACGGCGTTCGAGTTTGTCGAGATGGGGCAGGCGCATCTCGGCTTGCGGGGGAACTGCTACTCGTGGATTGATTGGAGCGGCAAGGGGGAGGTTCAGGGGCTGTATCCGATGCACCCGGACAAGGTTGTGCCGCGGTACGACAAGGATGCCCGGAAGTTCACGTACGACCTGGACGGCGTAACGGGCGTGCCGGCGCATCACGTTCTGCACGTCCGCGGTTTTTCGCTCGACGGGCTGCTCGGGTTGTCGCCGATCGGCCTTGCGCGCGAAACGCTGGGGCTGGCGATGGCTGCCGAGCAGGTCGGCAACGAAGCGTTCTCGGACGGCTTCGTCCCGCCGATCGTGTTGGAGGTCGCGGAGAAAGCAGGAAAAGATCAACGCGATACGTACCGCCGTGAATGGGTCGATCTCATTCGGCAGCGCCGCAATGGTCCGCCCGTGATTTCCGGCGGCATGAAATTGCACGCGTTGCGCTTGTCGATGGCGGATTTGCAGTTCATCGAGTCTCGGCGGTTCAGCATTTCGGAGATCGCGCGGTTATTCCGGATCCCGCTGCACATGCTCGGGGATCTCGAGCGCGCGACCAACAACAACATCGAGCAGCTGTCTCTCGAGTTCGTCAAGTACACGCTCGCGCCTTGGATCAAGCGGTGGGAGCAACGATTGAACCTGACGCTACTCTCGCAGGACGAGCGCGAGCGTGGCCTCTACGTGAAGTTCAACGTCGAGGCATTGCTCCGCGGGGACATCAAGTCTCGCTACGAGGCATACCGTGTCGCAATGGAGTCGCGGTTCCTAAACGCGAACGAAGTTCGCGAGATGGAGGATCGTGACGCGTACGACGGCGGCGACGAGTTTTGGGCGCCCCTCAACATGGCGCCGGTTTCGGTGCCGCGTGAAAAGAAGGACGGACAGCAATGAAATATCCGCTTTTGGCGTCGTTGGTATTCGGCCAGGCGCACATGATCGAACCCGCGAAGCTGGACGTGATTCTGCGCGTGCTGGCCGACCGCATGGATCTGCAACTCGATATGGGCGAGCGAATGCCGATCGGCGCGTTCGATGACCCGAATAAATTTGCGGCGACGCAGGCGGCCGCGAAGCGCGACGCGTGGGCGGACGTCGGATCCGGCGTCGCGGTCCTGTCGGTCGGCGGGACGCTCGTACATCGCGCGTCGAGTCTCGATGCCATGTCGGGGCTCACGAGTTATGCGCAGTTGTCGTCGGCGTTCAATGCGATGCTCGGCAACAGCCAGATCGCGCACATCGTGCTCGACGTGAATTCGCCGGGCGGCTCGGTGAACGGAGCCTTCGATTTTGCCGACGAGATTTTCAGTGCGCGCGGCAGGAAGCCGATCACGGCAATCGTCGACGAGTCCGCCTATTCGGCAGCCTATGTAATCGCGAGCGCGGCCGACGAAATCATCGTTCCGCGAACGGGCGGCGTCGGGAGCATCGGGGTGGTCGCCGCGCACCTCGACCGTAGCGAAGCAAACGAGCGGCAGGGGATCAAGGTCAATTACGTATATGCCGGCGCGCGGAAGATCGACGGCAACCCGAATGCGCCGCTCAGCGACGAAGCGCACGCCGAGCTGAAGGCGGAAGTCGATCGGGTTTACGGTCTGTTCGTAGAGACGGTCGCCCGCAATCGCGGGCTGAGCGTGGATGCGGTGCGCGGCACGGAGGCCGGCGTGTTCCGCGGCCCGGCGGCAATCGATCATCGCCTCGCCGATCGCATACAGGCACCGCGTGACGCGATGCGCGCCATCGTCGAGCGCCATCAGGCGTCGACGTCGATCAGATCGGGGCGGTTGCAGCGAGCAGCCAGTGCGATGCGAATGCGGGCGATGTAAGGAATTCCCGCGAG